TAGATTCTCCTAGTTTAGATTTAATATTATCATTACTATCTATTATTTTAACAAAATACCCTTTACCAAGATTATTATTTTCTTCAACATACATAGTTAATTTATCAGCATACATATCATTATCGTATCTGTAATTTGAAGTTATAAATTTAACGTTACAATCTTTTACATAAGTATATTTTGAATTCCATTTCCCATTTTGCATTTCATAATTATTTGCCTCTTCAGTTTTATCTAATAATTTAGGTGCACCACAACTTATTAGAAAACATGTTATAAGTACAATACTAAATATACCCAATATTTTTTTTATCATTATTGCTCCCCCTTGTACCATATTATAACATCCATGCTTGATTATTCAATACTTCCATAAACTTCTTAGCGAATTCTTGAGTTGCCTGTTTGACAATAGCTGCTTTATCTGGCATATTATTTATGTTTATTCCTCCCATATTAAAACTAAATCTATTACTACTACCTGCAACTGCTAGTTGGGGTTGATATACCTTCACTTTTTATTGTGATATTTGGTTTGCAACTTCTCTTCTTGCATCTGCCTTCATTTCTGACACAGAATTCATATGATTTTTAATCTTAGTTCTTTTTTCTAAGTTAACTACTGGATTATCATTGTACTGTACGATTATAGGTATTGTTCTATCAGATAATTCCTATTGTCTTTCATTTACTGTAGATACTCCCTCCCTTATGCCAAAGTATACCATGAATTCATTTACTTTTTAATGTTTATCAAAGCTTCTTTAAGTTTTCTCCCCACTTCATATGTTACTTCTACAATTAATTTTTCAACATCTTGATTTCCACTATTAACTTGTACATCAACTTGAATAGAATTTCCATTTCCGCCGACAACTTGTACTTGTTGTGGTTGAGCTAACTTATATTGTCCTTGCTTAACTTGAAATGGTTCATTATCTTGTTTATTTCTGGCTTTTAATAAATTGACAGTTTGACTATTATTTAAGACTTTTTCTCCACCTTTGAAATTATAGAGCCTTCTTCCTAATACTAGTTCCATTCCACGTTCTCCAACCGAATTTATTCCGGATTCTGCATTATCTGTACCATTATAATGTTGTGGTATATTCTTTATAACTTCTGATGCTGCATTTACTGCACCATTTCCTAATACTTGACCAAGACTAGTTGCTACACCTGAAAATACGGTATTTATAGTTACTGTTGCAGCCTTACCATCAACACTATTAACTTCTTCTTTTACCTTTTGCATATCTGATATAGTATTACTAGCATTGCTATTAATATGAACATCTGCATCAGGAGGAATATCATCTATTGATCCTTTATATTGTTGCATAGTTGTTATTTGCCCTGAGGCATTGGAAGTTATCTGCATGTGTGTTCCATTTATATCTATTATTCCTGTAATTGCTCCATCTGTAGCGCCTTGAACACCTTTTAATTGGCCAATCACATCTCCCGTTGAGCTAATTACTTGATTATTAGAATCTAATGTACTACCAGTAAGTGTGCTTAACGAATTTTGTATTCTTACTCTCTCTGACTCATGTGTTTCCCCAAGCTCTTTTACTTTTTGCTTCAGCTCATCAGTATATCCACCAGACCATCCAGCAGTTTTACTCCATGCTCCATTGATTTCTCCAGTATCTTTATCAACTGTAGCATAAATATCTTCCATTTCCCCACTTGTAGTATTCTTAATCCTATACCAACCTTCTTGAGTAACTTGGTCCAAGTTTTGGAAATGGCTTTTTAAGTAATCTGTACCCTTATGTGCGACTATATCTTCATCACTAAACTTAGCTCCAGTTTTTTCATTAAACATTCCTTGTGCCTGTGGATATGCTTTATACAATGTTTCAAGATCTGATTTCCAATCAAGTTGTGCTTTCTTTAGTGCTTCGTCTCTTGCTTTGCCTGCCTCATCTTTGCCTTTTTGAAAATCTTCTCTTTGCTGATCTGATAAATCTGTATTTGATAACAACGAATCATAATAAGCTAATGTACCTTGATAATTATTTTCTATTTTATCTAAGGAATCTTGGTGGTCTTTCGCCCTATTCTGCAATAATTCACTCGCACCATCTATGCCAGTTACCCTGCTTGCATCATTTGTAAATTGATTCTTCGAATATTCCGCATCATAAGCATTTTGTGCTTTAGTGTATTCTAACTCAAGAGCTTTCGCTTTAGCTAATCTGTCTTGTATTTCTTTAAGATCTTCATCCAAAAGCGTTCCATGTTCTTTTATTTTATCACTTGCAAATTGATAAATGCCATCTCTTATATCAAGTTCTTTATTTATACCTGTCTCAAAATAAGTATTTAAAGAATCCATCACTTTTTGTTCAGTATCACTTGTAACTCCATCTATACTGAAAGTTTTCTGGAATTCACCCTGAATTTTAGATTTCTGATCTTTCATTGCATTAATACTTTCATATGCATAATCATTTACATAGTTCTTTAACTTATTAAGGCTAGATTCATCCATATTCCCGCTATTAGTTAACCTATTTATATCCATTTCAATTCCTAATAAACTCTTTGATGCATCTTGAGCACCTTTTTTAAAACTATCTGAAATGCCTTCTCCAAAATCATCATAAATAAGACCTGCTTCAACCATCTCTTTCTTTGACTTGTTTATATGGCCGTTTAATGCATTCATTACTTTTTCCATAGGCCCTAATTCTTCTGTAGTGGTTGTAACACTCTTCTTCATAAGATTGCTTTGCGCAACTGTTGCTGTCCCAATAAGTGCAACCGATGCAGCTATTGCAAGACCTGCTGGAGTAAATATTGCAGGTAATAACTTGCCTACTACACCTAATTTTGAAATTTCTCCTGCTGCTTCAGCTATTTCTGTAGATATCTTAGCGCCTTTAAATATTCCTACTAAACTACTAATTCCTGAAATTGTATTACCTATTTTCCCAGCTACGCTCAAAGCTGTAAATGCAGCACCTAACCCTATTACTATTTCTGCTAGTGATTTAATTTCTTCAGTATGTTTACTTACATAATCGACCATTTCAACAATCTTATCTGTAATTGTTGGCATTTTACCAGTTAACCATGTTACAAATTGCTTTGCATATGGTGCTAATTTCTCACCTAAAGTAATTTGCATATGTTCAACCGCTGCTTTAAGCTTAATCCATTGTCCTTGCAAATTATCAAGTTTTGTATCGGACATTTTCTGTGCAGCTCCATTGGCATCTTTAAGCTGCCTACTTAATTCACTAACGCTCTTACCTCCTTGATTCATTAATGCAAGTACTCCAGACATAGATTCTGTACCAAATATTGTACTTATTACATCTGCTCTCTTTTGACTTGTTAGCTTTCCTAATGAACCATTTAAGTTATCTACAACATCGCTTAAAGGTTTCATATTACCATGTGCATCAAAAGCATTAATTCCATACATTGACATCATATCTGCTGCATCTTTAGTCGGACTTGCAAGCCTAGCCATTGTTTGCCTTAAAACAGTTCCAGCTTGGCTTCCCTTAATGTTTGCGTTACTCAATAAACCTGCAGCTGCAGCAGTATCCTCAAGGCTTATTCCTAACGCCTGTGAAACTGGAGCTACATATTTCATCGTCTCACCAAGATCTGATACATCCGAGTTTGTAGCACTGGCTGATAAAGCTAATACATCTGCTACATGACCTGATTGACTAGCATTTATATTAAAAGCTCTCAACGTTCCTGATGCTATATCTGTAGCTGATGCTAAATCAAGATCTCCTGCACTTGCAAGATTTAATAAACCTGGCAATGCACTTATTGTTTCATTAACACTAAATCCCGCTTGTCCCAATAATTCTTCAGCTTGTGTAACATGTCTAGCACTCCATGCAGTTGTAGAACCAAACTTCTTAGCTGCAGCATCTAACTGCTCCATCTGTGAATTAGTTGCATTGGTTACCGCCTTAACATTCGATAATCCTTTTTCATATTCTGAGTAAGTTTTTATCGATGTGCCAAGACCTATTCCCCCTGCTGCTATTACACCTGCAGTTCCAATAGATATTACCTTTTTAGCTCCTGTCTTAATCCATCCGTTAATTTTATTCTCAATTCCAGTTATAACTTTACTGGCTTCATCTTTAGCTTTAACTACTACATTTACCTGCTTTATCTTTTTTGTTTTGCTTTGTATTTTATCTACTGTTGATGAAGCTTCATCCTTGATTTTTGCTGTTAAAGTCATACTAGTGCTTTTTAATTTGTTAACCTTCGATTCTAACTTTTCTATTTTACTTGATGCCTCGTCTTTAAGCTTTGCAGTAGCATTAGCAGTTATTTTACTTAACGCCTTTGCTTTCTTCTCTATTTGTTGAGTCATTTTTTCAACTGCAGTAAGTTTACTTTTTGATTCCGAATCTCCTGAAACTCCGACTTTTATATCAAGCCTGTATACTTCTTTATTAGCCAGAATTATCACCTCCCAGCTTTTGAGGTAGCTCTTTTATTGTTTTGCTCTACCTCATACGAAGAAAAAGCTAAGATTAATCTCCTAGCCATATCATTTCTTTCTACTCCATAAAATTCGTCAGGACAGATATTATGCATTGAGAATAAATTATACAGTGCAGTTATATCTCCGCCCCAACTTATTAGTTTTTTATATCTTCTTTTTCCTCTAATTCATCATTAAATCCACTTAGCTCCAACACTTTATTGGCCAAGAATGATATTTCACCTGCTAAAAGTTTTTTTCTTATATATGCTTTACCATCACTAAGCTTAAGTGGCTCTATTAACTTTGGATTATTCCAATTGAAGTTAGTTGTAGCCCCTATAATAAGTGCAGCATCAAAATCAGCATTATTTAATTTTGTTTCAATTTTCCCATTTATTTTTCTTCTAGTTGTACATTCTTCTCTTATTCCGCTAATTTCTTTTTCAGTTAGTCCTTTTAAGTCAATTGCTATTCCTAATCTTGGCACTTGGATATTAGCTGTAGGAACGTCATGTGTCTCAAGCAACTTTGCTAATATATCCTCTTCCTTCATTGCTAATACTTCGTCTTTTTCATTCTTCTTCATAATAAAATTCCTCCTAAAAATTAAATATATAATAATTGCAAGGTACAATGCCCCTTGCTTGGCCTTATATTTTATTCAGCTTCTATTGGATCTACAAGCTCGTATCCACTAAATACAAATGGTGTTTCTGTTTCACAGATATCACCAGCTTTAAAGTTAACTAAACTAACTTTACTAGCTTTACAATTTTTTAATCTAATTCTTTCAGCTCCGTAAGCTTCTGGATCATCTAACTCTGCAAGTAATTCAAACTTCTTAAAGCCCTGCTTAATCATGTCTGATGTAACTTTATAACCTTTTATAGTTCCTGAACCTTTTTTAGCTCCAGCTTTATTATCTTCCCATTCACTTCCACATGTAATAATTGATTTCATATCTGTTTCAACATCAGCAGTACATTCACTAACGTTGTTATGCCATTTACCATCAAGATAAATTTTGCCATAAGTTCCAGAGCAAACTCTGCTCGCATCTAATACATCATTCATTTATATCACCTTGCCTTTCTTATTTTGTAACATTTCCAGTACCATAAACTCTTTTAATAACATCAAGATAAGTAGCATCCCATTTCCAAAAGAATTCATCTGACTTGGCATTTGCTTGTAATTCCGTATCAATCTCAACTGTAAAATCATCTTTAATTACACCTGCTGCAACTAAAGTCTCAAAATATTGCTTTAAAGCTATGATTATTAATGTTCTACCTGTATCATCATTAGTAACTTTTCCTACGAAATCTTTTCTCTTGAGTGATGTATCGCCATCTACAGCATTCATAAACTTTATTGCTCTTATACTTCCAAATACCTCTGTCTTATCATCTGTATAATTCTTAAAGGTATTAACATCGTCAACCACAATGACATTGTCAGCATCTTTAGCTAATACTAGCGTTCCAGCTGCTAGTGCTGCTGCAGTATCTGTTTTATTAAGTCTAGGCTGTATATCATCAAAGATAGTAACCGCATTACATATACTGTCTTTTAATCCTGCCGCTGTTGCTAATGCTGCTATATAAACAGCTACCTCTGAACTTGTATATGTGTTTCCATCATAAGTAGCACTTGTAGCGAATACATTAACAATATCTTCATGATTAAATTCTTTTGATCTGCTATTTACCTGTTCTAATGAATAATTGCTTTGTGGTCCACCTACAAAAGCAATTATATTTGTTCCTTCTTCTTTATTTTTAATTACCCAAGCCTTTACGCTTGCTTGAAGTGACTGATCTGAAATTCCATCTAGTGTGAATCCATCCATACCATAGCCTTCAAATGCACTCATTGCATCTAAATAATGCTCATTTGTTATTCCTGCTGTACCATCATTTCCACCTGTTAAAGCTTGATTTGCTACATTACCTATTGTTCCTGTGGCTCCTGAAACTTTAGTTGCAATAAGATATTCATTTTCTACATTTGAATTAATAGCTGAAATTATATCATCTATATCTCCGCTTATAGCACTCATAGAAAATAATTGAGTTGCTCCTTCATACAATATAAAGTCTACTTTAGATGAATCAGCTATATTATTCCTAATAGTAACATTGAACGCTCTTATAGTTGGATACTTAGTCTCAAGCTTAATTGCATCTGCAGGTGTTGATGCATTATTCTTAAGAGTTAAAGTAGCAGTCTTTTGTGATCCATCTACAATCCTATAAAATAAAACTGCTTTAGGTTGGCCAAGTAAAGCTAATTTTCCTAATCTATATGCAGTATAATTAGGATCTTCTCCAAATGTTTTCTTCAGTGTGTTTTCTGATGTTGATGTTACCGTTATAGCTGTAACAGTATTAACTGGTCCCCAATTAGCTTTAACCGGCATAGCTAAAATACCATGGATACCTGTACCAATTCTTTCTTGTGCCTTATTCTTAAATCTGTTATACCAACCAGGTATAGTTGGCTTATTTTTTTCATCCCAGTTACCTGTTGCCATTATTCAACCTTCTTCCCTAAAAATTCTTTAACCATTGCTTCAAATTCTGTTTTTGTAAGTTCTGATTTTTTGCAACTAAATAAAGCACCTGCAACTACTTCTTTCTTGTAGCCAAGTGCTTCACTATTATCTATAAATTCTTGTATTGAGTGTGTTGGTTCATCAGTTACTATCGTTTGACTCGCCACTATAGTTTCCTCCTTATTATCAGATTCTTTTTTAGATTGATTTTGTTCATTATTCGCTGTAGCGTCATATGATTCTGAATTTATATTATTGCTTTCATCAATAACCTCTGAAACATTCGCTTCGACATCATCCACAAATATCACTCCTTATTTAAATTACCTCTACTATGAATCTTATCGATAGTAGGCTTTTCATTAATTTGTATCATTTTTCTTCTAAAGAACTTTACTATTAATTGACCTTTAGATAACATATCAGCTTCTCTATCCTCATTGATACTTTCTATAGTTAAATAACGCTTATCTTTCAAATCTAAAGGTATTTTCAAATCAGAAGTAAGTTTATTCTCTATGTCTTCCAGTAACTTATTAATTTCATTTTTATTGTTACTAGCAATATGGCATATTAGAGTTTTATTCTCTTTAATAACAGCATTACTTTCTCTTTCCTTACTTGAATCTTTTACTCTCCATAGAATACTTGGAACTTCAAAATCCTTTTTCCATGTATTTAAATACACTTTATAATCTATAATCTTCTTAGTGTACTCACTTAAAGCATCAAGCCATGGATCCGTATTGACTTGATCCTCTTCATGTAATGCTATTACAGTAAATTTTAATCCTCTAGCTATAGCGTTCCATTCTTCATCTATAATATCTTGTCCTATTGCTTCTTCAAACTTACATGTGAAAGTTTCATTTACTTCTAAATCAGATATCACTTGCATATGCAATGCTTTAATGACCTTTTCAGATAATGTATCTAGATTCTTAAAAGTAGTTTTCTTTTCATATAGCCATATTTCTATAGTTCTTTTAAATCCAATAACTTCTCCATTGTCATTATCTGAACCTTGAAGTATTACTGCATAAGGTTTTAATGTGTCCATAGTTGGTACTGTAGGTTCATAACAATCTTTAAGATCTGCAACTGAATCTATTAAATGCTGTCTAATTCCTGCTCTCATCTAATACTTAATCACTCCAATAATCTATAATAGTATTTTTTATTCTTTCTTTATTAGCTAGCATTGTATTTTCTATAGTTTTAAATCCTTTAGTTCCTGGATGATTAACCTGCCTTACTGGATGCGCTGCGCCTTTCCAATATAGCGCTTTTTTATTTTTAGGTCTTATGATATGTGGTGGTGTTCCTTCCTCAAGATACCCTCCATATTGAACTCCATGGGAAACATATATCGTATACTCATTATTACCTGGTTCTACATCGCTATGAATAGCTTGCCTTGCATGAGATGTTCTATCTTTCCATTTTGCATTTATTTTTACTTCATCTCTTAAAGTGTTAGCCCAGTTATCACAAAGAGCGTACATTCCTGCTGCTTTTCTTTGAATATAATCTATAGCTCTAAAGCCCATATAAAAAACCTCCTTACCTTATTCTTTCGAGGTCTACTTGATAACCACATAATTCATCTTTAATTATCTGCGGATATACTGCTATCATTTTCATATGACCATATATACTATTGAATTCAATAGCATTTTGCGGATCAACTTCTAAATTGGCTTCATAATCTGCCAACATACCATAACTTTTAGATTTATAAGCTGTTCCTATAGTACCTGAAGATATCTCTATATTACTTTTTCGTTGTTGATATATTCTAACTGTAAGATTATATTCTTTTTCTTCTTCATCGAAATACCCATCCTTTAAAACTTTAACTATCTGCTTAATTTTAATTTCAGTAGGATTAAGGCTAATACTTTTTAAAATATCGGCCTTTCTTCTTTCAGGTGTAATTATATGTTTACCTCAGTATCAAGTCCTAATATAATACTTCCACACTGATTTACACACATGGACTTATATCTATCTGCATTTTTATATGCAACTGTTACTAAGTCTTTTATATTAGCACTTGTATAGCTTTCTTCACCTGTTTTATACTCTGTTATTTCTCCTACTGAATTTTCATACATAGTAGCTTTTAATATCCATCCTTGGCTTGCAGCACAAAAAACACAGTCCTCTTCATTCAATAGCATGTCTATTTCATCATCTGTAAATGATTTTTTATCTTTATCATTTAATAACAATCTTAATTTAATTCTCGTAGCTTCTGTAGGTGTCATATTCCCACCACCTTATATAAATAATTATTATTTAAAAGTTATTTCTTGAACATTTTCATCTATCGCTGCGTAAAGTCCTCTGTATGCATATCCAACTATTTGCTCTTCAACTAACCTAGAAAGATCTCCAGACGCAGCTTCAATTTCAAGATCTTTCTTCAATAATTCCTTAAATCCTCTTCTAGGTCTTATTAAATAAGCTTTTCCTTGTTCTACTCCTGGATATGAATAATCTTTCTTTCCAACTGTTATTTCCCAACCATCATAATAAATTATTGAATCAATACCACTAACTGCTGGATAAGTGGTTCCATTAATTTGATATCCACCTTTAAGAGCCATCTCTATGTTGTCTTTATCCATACTTGAAGCTAATAATATTGTTCCTGGTCTCTTCTTAGTTCTACTATCACTCAATGCTTTGTTGAAAGTTTTATAATATCTTACCCAAACATCTTCCTCTGCTGTTCCCTGATAAGATGTTTTATTATCAGCTTTATAATTAGCCTTTATAATTGGAGATAAATACATATGATTAAGTAATGCATTGTATGCTTCACCCATAGCCTTATTTAAGAGTTCAACTGAAAAACTATCATTAAAGTCCTTCATCTCTTTTGTATATTCAAATCCTGCTGTATAAGTCATAATTCTAGCAACTGGTCCATGTTCTGCTTGAAGTGAACCGAATTTAATTTCTTGACCTTCCATATGCTCAGAAAATATAACTGTCCCATATAATGCCCATTTAGCATCAATGACTTTAGGCATGTTAGGATCAGATAGTAATTCATATATAGGCTTGTAAAGTAAAGGTACCTGTTCTCTTCCAAGTTCAACATCAAGAACAACCTTTCTTACTAAATCTTTATATTGAGCTAAACTTCCACTTCTGAGCATTTCTCCTATAGGCCTAGTGAGTTCAAATGTTTCCATCTCTCCATTAACTATTTTCTTATCTACTTCAATTTCTTGTCCATTTAATATAAATGGAACCTTAGTTTCGATGCTTTGATTACGTCTTGCACTTTTTAACGTTTCTACACTATAAATTTTTACTGACATACTTTAAATCACTCCTTTAGATTTTCTATACTTGTGGTCCTAATATGAACCAGATTACATTATTGGTATCTTTAGCTGCAGTAACTCTTCCTACCTTTCTGTTTATCCCCTCTGTTTCAGTTAATCTTTTGTGTTCATCATCATAATAAATGGTTGCACCTACTGCAAAAGCTTCTTCAGTATTTATTTGTTCAGTTTCATATTCAGCCTGCTCAATGCTTAAAATTACCTCTTCACCAGCTTCTGCTGATTGAACTGCCATTCCAAAAAAATTATTTATTAAATAAAAATGGCCATCTTCCACCGCTTCACTTGATACAACTCTTACTGATTTACCATCACTTATTTTGCAACCTGCAATAGTTTCTAATGTTGTTGGTACTGGTTGTCCTTTAAATGCCATTATCCATTCCTCCTCTTATTAAATACTTGCTCTTTTTACTTTTAATGTTGATGTTGTTTTATCTCCGCTACTTGGAGTCGCAGTTCCAGCTGGCATATCAACATGATTACTAGAAATTAAATTCTTTATAAAATCATCTGCTAATATAGAATCTATTTCTCCAGCTATGATTTCTTTAGTTGCTCCTTCTTCTACCTTAAGCATCTTCTTAACTAAGCCTTGAGCCATTTCTCCAACTACTTTTTCATTAATAACCTCATCAATTGTTTTAGCAAGATCATCTTTCTTACTATGCTCTATAGCTTCACCTGCTTTTTTAGCAAACTCTACTACATCCATTTCACCACTTACATTTAAAGCTTCTTTTACCTTGTTTAAAGTGTCTTGCGCTTCTACCGCTACTTTAATATCCTCCATTTCTCCTGCAATTTTATCTGTTGTAAGTCCCATTTCTCCTAATACTTGTGAATATGTTACTTCACCAGTTTGTAGTAACCCTTTAAGATTCTTCATTATCTCTGCAAAATTCATACTTTCACTTCCTCCTTGACTCATTTCCCCTGTAGTTACAGGTTCATATATTCTTTTCTCTGAAACTTCTGTCTTATCTCCTAGAACAACTTGATCATTGTTTATAGTAAATGGAATACTATATAGCTTGCTAGGTAAGTTTTGCTGTTCATACTCAACTATAACTGTGCTATCATCGTATCTAATACTTCTTACCCAAACATAACTTCCATTATTGTTAGCATTAAAGTAGACTTTAGCAGCATCCATTAAGTCTTCTCTTAGCTTTTCGAATGTACCATCTAGTTGTTCTCCACCTATCTGATCTTTCACATCAGACATTTCCATACTTACTATTTTTGTGGGCATACCTGGTCTATGCAAAGGAGTCCAGTCTATAGATAATGGATTGTATCCTACTACATCCATCTCTCCTTTAGCTCCTTTTTTTAGTTTAGGATAGCCAAATATGCTTACTTCCTTTATCCTACCTGTTCTTATCCACCTTTTTAAGTTTGTAGCATCAGCATCAACTAGACCTCTAAAATAAGCCTTATTATCTTTCATTTCAGCGCCTATCCAATGTGTAGCTGGAGGAACAAACTCTGTACTTATATTCTCTGCCTTTTGATGCCCCAAAAAGCCATTAAGAGTATTTTCATTAGTGTAATCTACAATATCTTTTAAACTTTTAGGAGTATAATTCCAACCTCGTTTACTTTTAGTAGCTGGTATTTCTACAACTATCTCTAACGGATCACTATCCATTGATTTCATAGAATCTAAATCTACTCCTTGTGCCAATGGAATATCACCTGGTTTTATTTGAGATATAACAGCATTTACAGAATCCATTTCTCCGTAAGTTTCAGACATTTCACCTACTGCGTTATTAATATACATTTTTACTTCACCACCTTTCATATAATTAAATCTGAAAGCATAATTAAGAGTAATTTCACTTACTTTCAGAAAATAAAAAAAGCCTTAATTCATTTATAAGACTTTATACTAAGCAACCTAACTTATTAGATATTATTCATTTTTTTATAAACATCTTGGTACCAGTTTTCAATACTAGGTTCACTTGTTGGATCCCTATCCCATCTCTTTAACCTTTGAACAAAATCTTCTGGTCTTTCATTCACTGTAGTTGTTATACATAAGCAATTAGGATGAAATGGATACACTGGTGCTTCATCTATAGGATAAACACCTATACCTAATCCATGCTTATCAGTTCCAGTAATGTCATCACATATATCTGGTTTTGGATGCGAAGCTGAAAGTATATATTTAACTCCTCTACAACTTGGACTAACTTTGGCTGCTGATAAAGTAGCTTCGCCGAAAGCTGATGTCATTTCAGTTCTCGCAAGTCTCAAAGCTTCATAACTCACATCACTTGGTACTCTATTTCCCATTCTAGCCATCATATTTGGATATTCTGATGCTAGTGTTTTCTTTCCTTTTAGCACATACTGTTCTAATGCTCTTGCAGTCTTAGTACAATCTTTACCTTCTGATACTGCTGCTTGAATCACATCAGCCATATTCTTTCTATACTTTTGAGCTTTGGACCATATTCTATCTGAAAGATATAAACCATTTTGTGTTCTGCTCCATATAGCTTCTACTGCTCTTTCATTTACTTTAAAATATACTTTATTTATATTAGATGCAGTTATTTTATTTAAGCCGGACTTTCCTATAACATCTATTGTAATTGCTTTTGAGTATCCTGTAGCAGCTTCTATATTTTCTCTAGTGTACTTTTCAAAATTAATGGTGAGTTGACCATTTAAATTGTCTTCAGCTTTTTTTAAAGCACTATATATCTGTTGTAACTTTTTCTTACTTATAGGAGAAAGTCCTCCCTTTTTTAATTCTTTAGATATATTTCTAGTAAGCTTTATATATAGATCTCTAATTTCTATATCTTGCCTTAGTCTTAAATCTATAAACTTTTTTCTAGCTTGTAGTGCCCACGTTTTATAATCTCCAGCTATTGATTTTAATTCATCAATTTCTTTACTCATCTTTATCAACCTTACCTATTTCATTTTCTATCTCCTCCTTCTCATTCTCCAATCCTCCAGCATCATCAAGCCTATATCTAAGCATCTTAGTCTTTATTATCTTTTCTCTTTCTCCTACTATCTCTGGATCATCGCTTATGTAGTCACTCATTGTATCAATATACTTAGATAGAAAGTTCACAGCTGCTTCTTCGCTAATAAAGTTACCTGATAAAGCTTTATCTAGAGAATTACATACTTTTTCAAGAGTCTCAGCAAGTTCTTTATCATCTTTAGAATTAACCTCATCCCATCCCAAGGTAACGCTATAAGAAGTAAAATTAGCTCCTACAGATTTAGCTGACATAATTAAAATCATTCTGGCTAATGTTTGCCACTGTTCTGTAAACTGCTCTCTCTTACGCCTTATTTTATTAACCATTATTGGCATTTGTTCTTTCACACTAGCTAACGCACTTGGGGTATGGACTCCAAATATAAATTCTGGTGTTTCTGATACGTCTACTATGCAATAGAATAAAAGTTTTAATAATATCTGAGCATCTCCTGTAGCGCTATTAACCTCTACAAATGAAGCGTCCTCTCCTTCCGTTAAAAATAATATTTCATGGCCATCAAGATTTACTTTACCTCCATCTTTCGCAAATTTTACTGGATCCTCTACTCCAAAGTTATTTCTTAAAAATCCTGCTACATCTTTGAGCTTTATTTTAAGCTTAGGTGTGCTATGCATTTTACTTCCCTTGAGAGCATGCATCATAACATCATGGTAAGCTTTTAAAAGTGGCTCTATAGGTTCAATATCTGACTGTCCAAACTTCATTGTTTCATCTGGTTCATTCTTAAAATGTACTATGGGAACAAATCCCCATGGATTTTGTATTTCACCTGGTTCCATCCCTTCTGGAATATCCCCATCAACCTCAATGATCCTCTTTTCTGCCGTTATAACTTGTCTAATCTTAGCTTTCTTTTTATTACCTTCTAAATCTGTCCATTCCTGTTCACTTTTTAAGATATATGCTATAGGTTCTTTTGTCGTTGAATCTAAAATTATATCATCTACTTCTTCAGGAGGAATTATATTGTACATTAGCATTACTGGTTTATCTGGATACAAAGGATTTTCTTTTTCTTCTCTAGTAATCCATATATAACAATCTCCTAATTTTAAAGCATTACTATGGGTCCTTAACATTTTTGAAGTATTATCTAGTATAAAATCATCTAATATTGGCTGTGCATTTTCATCTTCTGTAATAAAATGTGGTACTCCCATAAATCCTACTGTACTATTTATAATAGGTTTTACAAATGAGCTTCCCAATTTATAATCATCCTTTGTATTATTGTAGAGCTGCCTAGCCACTTCATAGTTAACTTTGCTTGAATTTAAAGAATAAACTCCACCATAAGAACCCCCTTCTGATCTCATCATTTCTCCACTAGGTTTCTTCTTAAAGAGACTACTAATAAATGATTTTAACCCCATATTCGTCCTCCTTTCAGTAAAGATAAATCACTAATTCCATTCTCAGCAAATGAATATATAACGGCATCTGCTAAGTCTGGTGATTCTCCTATTCTCTTTTTCATTTCCTCTTTCTTCTCAAGATCTATCCTTCCCTTAGAATCTATTCTAAACTTTCTGTTAGATAGCTGTTTAATGAGCTTATCATTATTAGGGAGTTCTATTGTGGGTTCTTTACCTTGTACAAAGTTAGTAAAATTCTCTTCAAGGATATCTCTCATATTTCCCCACATCTCGGCTGATTTATCAGAATAGTGTTCTTCATCATTAGCCTTAGAACCATTCTTGATTGGCATAACTTCATATCCTAATCCTTCTTGTCTTATAACTTCCCTTAGCCTATCAGTTACACCTCCACCAAGACCATCATCATCAACTCTTATTTTTACTTTGTTAATATGCTTATACTCATTCTTGAATTTATCTGTGGCCCTTAATATATTACCTGTGGTCTCCATAGTATCTTTTTTAGTATACGTTAATAAATCAAATACTTTATTGCCTATTCTAGGCGCTATAACTGATTCATCATTACCGAACCTAGCTATATCAGCTCCTATATGCAGAGTAAAGTTATTATGGATATTATTAATCTTTGTTATTGTGGCTGTTTCTGCATACTCAAGACTAATAAGAGAATCACTTTCCCCTTTAGGAAACTCTCCTTCAACTCTGACTCTCCACACATCAGAACCCTCATGGTATTTTCTTTTTAGCATTTCTATATTATCTTTACTAGTTCTTGGACTCTCTAATGATGACACTTTAAATGTTTTATATAAATCTCTATCTCTATTATGGCTATCGTAAAAAGTTCCAGATGTTCTTGTTGGATTACCACACATAAGCAGCTTATTTTCATATCCAGTTAATGTTCCCAATATAGCCTCCATAATAGGATCAGCTACACCAGATGCTTCATCAACTACAAACAACATATAATCTTCATGGAAACCTTGCATATTCTCGGGTCTAGTAGCGGTCTTAGCAGTAGCCCACCAACGTTCGCTATAGCCTTTCATATATATTTTAGTTTTAGTCCATTCTAATAGATTCTCTATTTTACTACTGGCTAACCACTTAGATATTTCAGCCCATAATACATCATAAAGCTGTTGTCTAGTTGGTGCTGTTGCAATAACTTTAGGAAATGGCCTAGTACATAAATACCAGGTAACAACTATACTCTCTAATCCAGTTTTTCCTACACCTTGGCCAGAACGCACACTAACTTTAGGACTTTGAGCTAAAGCCATTAGTACCTCACTTTGCCATTTATCAGCATGAAAATTCATCATATCCTCTGCAAACCACACCGGATTATCCCAATATGTATCTAGTAAAGTTATTAATGATTTATCCATTATTATCACGTCTCTTTGCTGCTATTTCTTGTATTGTATTTGCCCATAACTTAGCTTCATCAGTTTTATTATTCCCCCCAGAGTTTTCTATATCGGCTTTTAGCTTATTAATTCTAAGCTTCTGTTCTTCAGTAGCCATATCCCAATTCTTATGTAGCATTTTATCATACTGTTTTATTAAACTTCTTAACTCAGACATAGCTCTGCTTTGTGAATTAAGAAATGTAGCCTGTCTATCCCAAGCAAACTGAAATTCATATTCTATTTCATTAATTTCGCCATTGTCAGAGTAAGCTTCTTTTTTCTTTTTAATTTCTTTAATCATTTCATCCTTACTTTCAACATACATAATACGTTGAGCATTCAATATAGCAGCATATTGAATCTGGATGTTCTCCCATATGATATCTAATGGATCTTTTTCATCGATAGCCTTGATTATCTCTAAAGTACTTTCAGGAAGTATCTTTGAAAAGAAACCAAACTTCTCTGCATTCTTATTTCCTGGTGCTCCTCCAGGACCGCCTTTATTTCCAAGTGCATTTTTACTCCCACTCGGGGCACCTCGTTTCTTCTTTTCTTTTGGAGTACTCCGTATTTTTGTTTGGAGTACTCCGTTCAATTTCTCATTCCATTTATCTTTAACTTTCCAACCTGAGATAGTTTTTTCAGGAATATCTAAAATATTAGCGATCTTTCTATTTTGAATATTTCCACCATGCTCCTTAAAAATCTCATAAGCCTTATCTCTATCCGGACTTCTTTGCCTTGGCATGTTCTATTTTCACCACCTGACACTAATTAAAGTTCGTTTTGTAATTGCGCCATTTCTTTGGATTCCTGCTTTTTAACCAAAAAATAATGGCATTAGTATCTGGCGGAACTTCCTTCTTAATCTTCTTTACTCTTGAAGTCTTTCCATCCTTACTAGCCACTATCTCAGTCTCTTCATATTCATATCCTAAAGCTCTTTTAATTAACGCCTGCTCAACCTTATCCTCATAATACTCATTATTCTCTTCTATAATTTTCATGAGCTCTGGATAAGTGTTTTTCCATTCATTTAGAGTTCCAATACTTACATTTAGTTTTTTAGCTAATTCAGCCTCAGTATATCCTTGTTTAGATAATTCTTTAGCTTTATCCAACTTCTTTTCATCAAAAATATCTTTTCCTTTCACATTTTCACTCCCTTAGGAGTTTTCTTAGAAACACAAAAAAGCCCTTTAATTGGGCTTATCTTAACTCTCTATTGCAACATATCTTGGGTATTTATATCCTTCTGAATTTACTAATATTCCTTTTTTATTCTTGGCCTTTTTAATTCTTATACATAAAAATTCTCCTTTTTCATTTATTCCTCCATCATCTTCTGTTATCCAAGGTTGATCCTTAGTGAAGTTCTCTATAAATTCTTTATATTCTTTATCAGTTAATTCAATTTCTTTTGTTACTTTATAATCTATATTTCTTATTTCTTCTTCATCTTCTTTTTTCTTTAGTCCTTTTAGTTCCTTTAAATTTAATACCTTATTTCCAAATAATGCTTTCATATTCAATACCTCCGTGTTCTTTCGTTAGTACATTAATCACTCTGAAACACATTAATTGCAAGTCATTTTTATCAAACTAATTAAACTTCTGAATAAGGTATTTTCTCACCATCTCTCAATAAATAAACTCCATCTGATCCATATTGGTTTATATACCTTAAAACAATAACATCAGCATATTTTTTATCAACTTCCATGGTGTAGCATACTCTATTTAGCTCTGTAGCAGCCATTAAAGTAGATCCACTTCCACCAAATAAATCTATAACCAAATCATTTGGCTTACTACTATTTTTTATTGCCCTAGCACATAATGCTAAAGGTTTCATTGTAGGATGTTCAGCATTTCTAGTTGGTTTAGGTATTTCCCAAACTGTATCTTGTGTCCTATCATCAACAAAGTAATGTGCTTTACCTTCCTTCCATCCATAAAGAATAGGTTCATGCTTCCATTGATAATCTTGTCTTCCCATAACAAAAGCATTTTTAACCCAAATAATACATTGAGCTAATTTAATGCCTGCTTCTCTAAATGTTCTCCTGAAGTTTTCACCTTCACTATCTGCATGACAAACATAAATAGGAGCTCCTTCTTCCATATTCTCATAATAATTATTGAATACTTTAGAAAGGAACTCATAAAATTCACCTTGTGACATATTATCATTTTCTATAGTAAGTTTATCGGCTGTTGCACCTTCATAGTTTACATTGTAAGGCGGATCCGTAAATACAAGCTTTGCTTTTTGTCCATTTATTAATTTTTCTATATCTTCTTTTACTGTACTATCACCACACATTAATCTGTTTTTACCAAGTATCCATATATCACCCTTTTTACTTTTAGGTTCTTCTATATTCTCCAGCTGCTCTTCAATATCAAAATCCTCATCTTCCTGGATCTCTTTAGGATTATATTTATCTTCTAATTGTTCCATTTCACTTAAATCAAATCCTGTAAGATCTAAGTTGTAGTCATCAAGTTTTAATGATTCCATTTCTTTTAAAAGTGCTTCATAATTCCATGTTGCAAACTCTGAAGATTTATTATCCATTATCCTGAAAGCTTTAACTTGCTGTTCAGTAAGATCATCGGCTTTTATTACTGGAACAATTTTTAATCCTAATTTTATAGCCGCTTTATATCTTGTATGACCTGCAATAATAATATTATCCTTGTCCACTATTATTGGAACTTTAAATCCAAATTCTTTAATGCTTTCCGCAACCTTATCTACTGCAGCATCATTATTTCTTGGATTATTTTCATATT